TGAGATTCCACCACCAAATACTATGGAAGCACACCGTCCCAAAGATTCTAAGGGAAGACGTGAGGAAACCAAGGTAGGCACATGTGGGTAGGAAATCCAAATATCAAGACCATTGGCCAACACTCGTGGAGGGCTATGCTCGAGACGGATTGACCGATGATCTGATATCTGCAAAGCTTGGCGTTAACCCAGACACATTCTACCAATATCAGAAACGCCACCCCGAGTTTGCCGAGGCCCTAAGAAAAGGCAAGGAGCCCGTGGATCAGAAGGTGGAGAGCGCCCTACTGAAGCGAGCCCTTGGGTATGACTACGACGAGACGCACACCGAAGCCCGGAAATCAGCCAACGGCAAAGAACAGATAATCTCGGTCAAGAAGATCCAGAAGCATATGGCGGCTGATGTTGCGGCCTGTATCATATGGCTCAAGAATCGCAGACGATCCAAGTGGAAAGACCGGTGGGCCGACACCCTACCCGAAGGAGGAGACCCCAACGCAAAACCCAAGACCCTGGCCTACGATCCATCCAAACGCATGACATCGGAAAAGCCTAGTGACACAGAATCCACAAGCCACTAGGACCTCGAGCACCCCATCATTCTCGGAGTTCGACCCAACCCAGGTCCCGTATCAGGCTCAGGTCATAGATGACGTTTTTCATAATTTCGACTATTCCCTTGGGACTCATGAGATTCTGTTGTCTGGCTCGGTGGGCTCGGCCAAGTCCATTCTTATGGCGCACATTGCGGTTAGGATCCTTTGGCAATACCCCGGCGCTCTAGGCATGATGTGCAGAGAGGCCCTGCCTGATCTCAGGGACACCATATACCGGAAGATATGCGACCATATCGAAGGCTCGTTTACCAAGGGTGTGGACTACTGGACCCGAGAGACGAACGCATATTTCAAGTTCTCAAACCGATCGGAGATGATCAGCAGGACGTGGTCGGACAATCGATTCACAAAGCCGAGGAGCCTTGAGCTTGCCTTTGCTCTGTTCGAAGAACTGATCGAGGTCAACGAGGAGGACAAGGCATTCTATGATGAGACTGTGGCCAGGGTGGGTCGCCAGCCCCACGTCCCGATCCAGTTGGTACTATGCGCCACAAACCCAGACAGCCCAGCACATTGGGCCTATAAGCATTTCATCGAGCCGAACTCAGGCGGGAAGAAGCACCCGACCAGGCACGTCTATTATTCGGTCACGAGCGATAACCCATTCCTGCCTGCCTCCTATACCCACAAACTCCTCGAAAACTATGACGAGAAGATGGCAAAAAGAATGGTCTTCGGTCTCTGGCTCGAAATAAAGGCCGAGGTTGTATATGACGAATACGGAGAGAAAAACAAGAGGTTAAGCGAAAAATATAAAGTAAATTCTAATTTTCCGATAACTATCACATGGGACTTCAATATTGGACAAGGCAAGCCCATGTCCGTGGTCATCCAGCAGTATGACCCCCAGCGGGATGAACTCCACATTTTCAACGAGGTCATCATCGAGGGCATGAGGACTCTGGATAGTTGCGACGAACTGGCTGCTGCTGGCCTTCTTGATTTCGCAAACGAATATGTTATAACGGGAGATGCAACAGGCCGAAGTCGAGATACTAGATCGAAACGCAGCGACTATGATATAATCGAATCGTTTTTAGCCAACTACATTACGGAATCTGGAAACTCAGTCAGGTTTCGGATGGAGACACCCCGTGCGAACCCAGCAGTCAGAGAGCGTCATAATAAAGTCAATGCCTACTGCAAGAACGCGCTCGGCAAACATCGTCTTTTCGTCTATGAAGATGCCCCGACCATCGACGAGGGGCTCAGGCTCACCGCTCTGAAAAAGGGTGGGCAATACATCGAGGACGACAGCAAGCGGTATCAACATTGCACAACAGCCCTGGGATACGGACTCATGACAGTTCTGGACCTCAAGGATAGTCGGCCACAAGGGAGCGTGGAACTATGAGCCTCGAATCGCTGATTCCGTCATTCCTGGCCCACATCGAACGCCATTCGGAATACCTCGCATTCAATTCGATTCTCTTCGATGTCTACGAAGGCGAACTCAAGAAATATGTGGAGGCCGATCTTCGCCAGCAACTCAGCGGGCAGTCATTCGAGCAGGCTCGCCATCGCATCGCGCCGGTCAACCTCACCAAGAAGATCGTCGACAAACTCAGCAAGATCTATCAGCAGAGCCCAGCGCGGAATGTCCAGGACGGCACGGACAAGGACCAAGAGCTACTGACGTGGTATGAGGACAGGCTGAAATTCGACCGCAAGATGAACGGGGCCAACGAGTTCTATAACCTGTTCGGTGCTACGCTCATACAGCCATATGCACACCAGGGCATACCCAAGCTCCGGGCAGTCCCCAACGACCGCTTCCTCCCCTTCTCCATCGATGACGTGGACGATACTATCCCGACTCATCTGATCTTCATGCACGGGACAAAGTCGTATCGGACCAAGAAAGCCAACGGAGAATATACGACCCGCGAGCAATACGAAGATCTGCCCGTCTACCATGTCTGGTCGGACACGGAGTTCATCGTCATCAATTCCCGTGGCGATATCGATTCCGAGGAGATGGCCAGACTCGGTAACCCCGAAGGCATCAACCTTCTCGGCGCTCTCCCAGCGATCTATATCAATCGGTCGGAAAATCTGCTCATACCCAAGGCCGATATCGATGGGTTCACGATGACCAAGCTCGTGCCCATCCTCCTCTCGGACCTCAATTTCGCGGTCATGTTTCAAACTTTCAGCATCATCTACGGGATCAACCTCGACGAAGAGAATCTGAAACTCGCCCCTAACGTCTTCTGGCGGTTCAAGTCCGACAACAAGACAGAGGGCAAGGCGGAGGTCGGGACCATCAAGCCCGAGGTGGACATCAACGATGTGCTCGGCCTGATCCAATCCGAGTTCGTTCTGTATCTCAATACCAGGGGAATCAAGGCGGGCGCTGTGGGCAACCTCACGACCGAGAACCTGGCCTCTGGTGTAGCCAAACTCCTGGACGAGATGGACACGAGCGAATCCAGGCAGGAACAGAGCACGGTCTTTCAGGACTCGGAACAGGAATTATGGGACCTTGTTCTGAATCGGTACAACCCATATTGGATCAAGGCAGGACTGATCTCCAGCACTCAGCAGTTCACGTCCTCGGCCTCGGTCCTGACGAATTTTGCCGAGCAGGTCCCGCTCACCCGTCGAGGTGATGTGGTCAAGGACCAGGAGTCTGAGGTCAAGGCGGGTTTCACCACGCGACGGCGAGCAATCAAACGCCTAAACCCGAAGATGACCGAGGCTGAGATTGACGAACTGATGGAGGAGATTGACGAGGAGCAGGCCATCACTGTTCCCGCAGAAGATATAACCCAAGAAGGCGAGGAGACAGCAACATGAGCACAGAATATGGAGCAGTCCAGAAGCATTGCGCGGGCATCAAACAGATCCTTCGGAACATTGCGAGCCGAGGATATGCCAAGCCCGACATGGAGATGGCTGGGAAACTAGAGGCTGGCTTCCTCGACTTGGCGGGCAAAGCTATCAATGAAGACGAAGAAGGCAAGGCCAATCGTGCCGCCGAGAAGGAAGCCGAGAGAAAAGAGCGGGCCGAAAAAGGCAAGTCTGTCGCTGAGAAGAAGGCATCAGACAAAAAGGCCCAGGCCGAGAAGGACGCAAAGGCAGCGCCGGCCAAAAAGTAAGCAGGAGGAGCAATGCCAGCCAGGTGGCAACGGGTCAGGATCAGTATTCCAAAGGGATTCAAACCCAAGGAAAGGCAAGCGATAGCCGATGAGATCCTCGAGCATATCAAAGAACGAACAGAGAGCGGAATTGAGGTTGTCAAGAAGAAGGGCTCCTTCGACGGGGTCGCTCTGCGGTCTCGCAAGTTCCCAGGATATTCCAAGGCATACAAAGCATCCTTGGATTTCGAGATTGCCGGAAAATCAAACACCGTCGACCTTACGCTCTCTGGCGATATGCTCGCCGAGATGGACCTTCTATCGCACAAGAATTGTGAACTCCGAATTGGCTTTCGGCCTGGCAGCGAGGAGAACGCTCGGGCGGACGGTAACATCAGGGGGTCGTCAGGACCGAAGAACCAGAAGAAGAAACGCAAAAAGCGCGACTTTCTAGGCATACAGCCAAAGGTACTGAGACACATCATCGAGAAGCACGAGAAGAAGAAGCAATGACAGCCATCCGGGACATGACGAAATTTACGAATAGCCTCATCAAGCTCTTCGGTAAGTCCGTGGAGGCACGGGCCATGAAGAAGGTCGGGGAATTCGCAGCCACCGTCATTGTGAAGCGGACCCGTCTCGGCTTCGGCGTCCCGGTAGGGTCAAAGCGCAGGAAGTCGCTCAAGGCCATGAAGACGAACCCCCAAGGCCGGTGGTCTGAAGGGTATCAGGAATACCGGAAGAAGAACGCCAGCAAGCTCCATCGGCTCACACGGCCCAAGAAGTTCAACCTGACGCTCACCGGACAACTACTCGAATCCATGGGTGTGATAAAGTCGAAGGCGAAAAGGGTCCTCGTGGGGACCAAGGGAGCCCGCACCGATGGCTTCAATAATTTCCAACTGGCCAATGTGCTGGCCACAAATTTGGGGCTCAGATTCAACGACCTGACGATTCCAGAGGAAAAGCAGGTCACAAGGTTTTATCGTCGGACATTCGGCGATTTGGTTAAACGACGGATCAAGTAGAGGAGGATCATTTTATGCGGAAATTGTTGGTGCTCAAGCTTCTCGGTTTCTATTGGGCATTCTGCCTGATGGCCGAAGGCGATGCCACCGGTGGTGGCGACCAGGGTGGCTCCAGTGGAGAGCCTGGTGGAGACGGTGGCGAAGGCGACAAGGGAGGCAAAAAACCCGACGACAAGCCACCACCAGCGGGTGACAAGAAGGACGACGGATCATCTTCGGGCGATGATAAGGTAAGTCACAAATCTTATCTCAAAGTTCTCGGTGAGAAAAAGAAGATGCAGGAGCAACTCGGAAGCATCACCAAGGAATTGGAGGATATCCGGGAGACGCAACGGAAGACGGAGGAAGGCAAACTCAAGGAGAACAAGGAATGGCAGAAATTGGCCGAGCAGCGAGGGGAAGACCTCGAGACGCTCAAGGCCAAGATCAGCCAGAACGAAGTTCAGACGCAGGAAGCCCGAAAGCTCGAAAGCTTCCTAGAGGCGTTGCCCGCTCCTCTCGATCGAAGATACTGGGGATTGATCGACCTGGACAAGATCGCTGTGAATCCCGACAGCAAGGAAGTGGACGAGATGTCCGTGACCAAGGCCGTCGAGAATTTCCAGACCCAGTATCCCGAGGTGCTCATCAATCCGAACGGCCCGAAAATCACGACCAAGAATCCGCAGCCATCCCCAGGAGCTTTGACCGTCGAAGAGTGGAAGAAACTTCCGCCGAAGGAGAGGAAAGCCAAGATGCATCTCGTGGCCGAGGCTATGGCCAAGAGTGCAACGGGCTGACCAAGGCGGGCAACCTGAAGGAGAGAGACAATGAGTCAAACCAATATCGCTGATGTCCAAAACCAGGTCCAGACCATCTGGGCGCCGGTTTTCATGGACGAACTGCTCGAAAAGACCCTTCTCGTGTCCTTGGTGAACAAGGACTACGAGGGGGATATTAAGGTCAAGGGTGACACCGTGCGCGTCTCCCAGATCAATCGACCCGTGGCCAGCAGGCGTGAGATCGGAAGCGGCCACGACACCTTCAATACCACGAAGCTCTCCAGCAGCTATGTGGACATCAAGGCCAATCAGGTCATCGACGCTGCCTATGAGTTCGATTCGATCGTTCAGCTCCAATCGCAGATCGGCGACCAGGAATCCAAGATCCGCCAGGGCCTCCGAGAGGCGCTCGATATCGCCTTGAACGACTATCTCTATGGCCTGGTTGCTCCCTCGGCAGCGACTCCGGACCACATCACGAACGGCGTGACCGACTTCAACGCCTCTCAGCTTTCGGCAGCTCGGAAACTCGCAGCCAAGGCCAAGTGGCGAAAAGAAGGCGGATGGTGGTTGCTGGCCGATCCATCGTACTACAGCGACCTTCTGAACAGCCAGACGCTCACGTCCAAGGACTACGTCGAGGGCGAGACCCCCATCATCGGTGGCGAGATCGTCAACAGGCGTTTCGGATTCAACGTGCTCGAGGACAACTCGGACGGGATGAAGCAACTCAGCCCGACCTTGAACCCCGACGACCTGGCGCTTGGCTTCCATCCCGACTTCATGCACTTCGTCATGCAGCTCGAGCCCGAGTTCAAGGTTGCCGACCTCACCGCGAACAAGCAGCACGGTTTCATCATCGTCGTGAAGATCGTGGTCGGCGCCAAACTCGGAATCGACGGGGACCTGAAGCACCTGAAAACCTACAACACCTGAGATCCGAAAGGACGATTGGCCGTGGCAACAGAGGAATACTTTGGCGAGCATCTTGGAAGCTATCAACAGTTGGACTTTCTGACGGGCAAGAGCCCCGAGGAACTGAGAGACCAACTGCGGCAGATCAAACAGCCATCGAAGGTCATTGCGCTGTATGCAGTCGGTGGCTCCCATATTGCCTGGGTCAATCTCACACGGCCAATCGTCAAGAAGACCGCCGAGCAAGGCGCACAGCCAAAGCGAACGCGGGGAAGACCGAAGAAGAAGTGACAGATCGACAACACCAGCAAGAAAGGTTGAGAAACCATGGCTGACAAGAATCTCGCAGGACACAAGACCGTGGGTGGATACTTCGGCAATGCCGTGGAGACCATTCGGGTTCCATACGACTTCGACGCGGACACAGGAGAGTCGGACGACGATTACATGGTGATCACCGCCGATGGCGACCTGATCATCCTGGATTATTTCCTCTACGGCATCACCGAGTTCGACAGCGCCGGAGACGGCACGACCGTGAACGTGGGGATCGATGGTGGCGATGAGGATATCCTCCTGGCGGCAGTGGCGGAAGCCACAGTGGCAGCAGGCGCAGTCGTTCCTCCGACCGTGGTAGAGGGAGCCCCGAACGTGTTTGCTCTCCCACTGAAGCTCGCCGATGGCGAGAGTATCAGGATGAAATTCGCGGTGGAAGACCTGACCAGCGGCAAGGCCGAGCACGTGTTCAGGCTCATGAAGGCATCGGACTTCGAATAATCGGGCATGGCCTGATGGTTTGATACAGCCCGGGGGCTCTTGCGCGGGTCCCCGGGTCAACGCCTGATTGGAGCATATCGCCTTGGTCTTGGACCCGAACAAGAACACGTTGGAGCAGCAGAAGTTCCGGGAATGCCCTACTGACAGTGGGCTTCCGGTTGTCGCTGTTCTGCATTGCGGTCCAATCGACACGAATCAATCGGGGTTGAACGATGGCGGCACGGTAACCGAGGTCACACTTTCGAGTGCTGCCTGGGTTGCCCTGCAACGATCGGGGTCTACCAATCCGACAGGCTCCGGACCTCTCACGAATAGGAATGCTATCTGCATCCAGAACTTGAGCGGGCAGGCTATTTTGATCAACTATGTAAATGGCGCAGGCGTGACGATCGGAATCAGGATAGCCGATGGTGGACAACGGTAT